TGTTACACCACTTGTTAAAGGTAAGTCAACCCATTCAACACCCGTTGTTACATTTGTTGTATATGTGTTTGTAGTAACTTTATCAAATCCCATATTTCCTGCTATAGCAAAGAAAACTTTTCCTAGTGATGGTATAACATGTGTAAATATAGGGTAGTATCTACCATCATATTCATAGAAACTTACACCTTCACTTTCATACGTGTAAGAAGTACCTTCAATACATGGCGCCCATTTATTAACCATATCAGCAAATGATTGTTTATCGAAATCAAACGTTTGAATGGTGCGACCTGCAAAGTTCACAGCGGTAACAGTAGCATTTTGTTTCCCTCTACCTAAATAAATAACATTATTAATAATGGTTACACCTTGCACTTTTTCACCGTTAACAATTTCACCGTCAAAATAAATTTTTCTTAATAGTTTAGGGATTCCATGTGACACAGATTCAAAATCATATAAATACATTCCTTCACATCGGTTAGCATCACCAAAATGTGTGATTAAGTATTTATTCTCTGGGTCACACCCTAATTTACTACCACCAAGAACCGGAATATTTCCGCTTAATACTCCTGTATCATAATTAAATACAGCAACATTCATGTCATAAGTAGTACGAACAATAAAACATAATTCACCACGTTCATTATAGAAGAATGGAAGACCTTCTGTATAAGCACCTGTTGAATGTTCAAACTCTTTATGGTCTATTTCAGTTCTAGTACTAATACTATAACGTGTAATTGTTGTATATTCTCCACCATTCAATTGACGTGCAACATAATATTCATTCTTTTTATTGTTGAAAGAAGCACCTTGTATAAAGTCCGCTTGTCCTTCTAGAGTTGTTGGTGTAGTATGCATAATTTTTTGGTAGTTCATAATAAAAGGCATTGTTTCATATGAATAATTGTGTAACTCTGTTAAAGCTTCACGACACTCTTTGATTAAGTCACCTAACATTTTTTCATTAATTAATTCGGCTAGTGTACCGTTTGCCACCATTTGGTCTAATTTTAAATTAACAGCATCCTGTAAACCATTACCTACAATCCATTTAATAAACTCATTCCATTTATCAAGTAAAGCGTTAGTTAGTTCTCCCATTGCATTTAAATGTTCAATGATGTGAGTCATTTTTTCATAGATTGAATAGGAATTATCATAGGCACTTGGTGCATATCTTCGATATTGTTCAAATGCCATAGGTGGAAATAAAGGTAACTGTGTCGGAGTTGGTGGGTTATTATAATTCGTCACTTTCTTTCCTCCTAATAAGTCAAGAGAAATAAATCTCTTCTCATTTCTTCGTGTATCATTTTTTCAATTCGTAAGAATGTAGAACGATATTTCTGTAACATTTCTTGGTATGTTTCAGTGCCGATTTTACCGACATAATGGTCTACAGATTTTTGATTACCTTTTACATTCTCGTCAAATTTATCATTTGTAGTGCCATCTAATGAACCTGTATTATGAGTTTCACCTGTAGTATGAGAAGTTCCATTCATTTCATCGTGTGTTTTCCCTGTCGATTTCGTGTCTTCTTCACCATCAGATTTCGTATCTTCATTAAAAGTATCATCACTCGTTGTACTACCTTTTTGTGTATCTTCTGTAATTTTAGAAGCGTATTCCAAAATCCCTTTTCCATCATCAGTAGTAATTGCAAGTCTACTGTCTGGTGTATCAGCTTCCACATTTCTCCCGAAATTGTTAGAAGTTCCTTTATTACCTTTTGTACCGTTTTTATTACCCGTATTGGAAAGAACTTTATTTCCAGTTCCTTCACTTGTTCCATCACTAGTTGCATTTGTTGTTGTATCTTGTTTCATTGTACCATCGTCTTTTGTATCTTGATGAATTGTACCATCTCTATTAGAATCTGTATCTTTTGTAGTATCAATTGTTCCGTCCTTGTCCATAATAGTATTAAGGAATGGTTCATACTCCAATAATTCAGATTTAAACATATTGTTCCAATACGGCATATTGATTAGCAACCAATTTTCTAAATGGAATTTAAAAAGTTCAAATACTTCAAAACCAATATCAGTAAAATAAAATCTTCTAATAATATTCGTTTCAAATTCTTTTTTCTTATTATCATCAAAGAAAGGGTAATAGAAATCAAATAACTTAGGTCTTCCAATTTCAATTTTTTCACGAGTTGAAAGTGGTTTTACTTCATATTGACTAAAATGTTCAATATATCTTCTAAGCTGTACGGTTTCCAGACTCATTTTGTCCACCACCTTCATAAATATTACTCATGAATTCATCTATTACATCGTGTCTGATAGAAACAGATACATCCAAACCATATAAACGATTAATACGGTCACAAGCTTCTTCACGAGACTTTAACATGATGTTTGCACTTGCATTAATTTGTTCGTCATTAGATGAAACTTCATCAGTAACCATACGTTCTTTCTTTTCAAGATTTGCATTCTTAATTCCTAAGAACGTCATAACCTCATTCCAAACCGCATTCTTTTGTGTATTCAGTTTATCGACAACATACGGTGCATCCGTCTTATGAACTTTTAATGATTCTGGGTCAAAATTCTTATTCACCATAATAACAGGTGAATTACCGTCATATTTATTGTAAATATTCTTCATAGAAAATTGATTATTATCATCAGCCGTTAATAAAACAGGTGTCTTTTGTGCGTTTTGGTTTATTCTTATAATCTCTTTCAATTCCGCTAAATCTTTCGCAAACATATTTAAACTTGGAATAGTAGGAATTAATAAATCATTATTAAAAATAACAATACCTTGGTCTTCTTTATGAAGTGTAAAACCCCCATCTTCATGAAATTCTTTAAACTCCCCTTTTGTATCACCATAGTAATAAATAGGAAAATCAGCTTCATATCCTGGTGACTTCCCGTGAAATCTTGTAGACATTAAATAATGATTTACATCACCACTCATTGCACCCTGTATTGCAAGATGTCCTAATTTCGCATCTTTATAAAATCCAACATAACCGTATGTATGTAGACTCATTTCTAAATAACGTTCATCTACTGTTTCTGGTAAACCGTCCCATTTAAATAACTGGAAAGCTAGGAAGTTTAGATATTTATAATAATGGTGATAATAACTATTTCCCACATGATTCTCAATCATATTAGGATTCAAGAAGTCACTTCTATTCATCATTTGCATTATATCACCTCATTACTTAAAGAATAATTTCCTACATCATCGGTATGCCATAACGTTATACCGTTATCAAAGACCGCTTTCAATTCGTTTAGGTCTTCATTGTTAAAGTCACCAACAATATTACATGATGTAGTTTGTACATAGTTCCAATTTTGCCTTGTATGGAAGTTTGGTATTTTTACTTCATTAACCTTATACCCAAACATATTAAAGAAATGTTCTAGCTTTCTACGATATTCTGGTTTTAAGGTTTTCTTGATAAACGTTACACCGTCATAACGATGACCATAGTCATAAGCTGTATTTGAACCTTGTTTTGTAATCTGATTTGGCATATTACGTATATCTTGTTGTTTGGCTTCTAATGATTGTAATTGTAGTACGGTATTCCCTGCACCTTTTACAACATCAGCTACACCAGATACAGCATTCACACCCATACTAATTGGATTTTTACTACTAGCAATTCCGCCAGCCGCACCAACTGCACTTTGTACCATTCCCATTCCACCATTAAACATAATACTATTCTTTTGATTCTCAATACTGTTTTTATTTCCTTGTAAATAAGCGGCTAATAAATCAGTGATAACAGGGATGTCTTGCGGGTTACTATCAATAATCGCATATTGATTATCTTGATGGTTCGTCATAGTAGCCTTATCATTATACTTTTGTAATCCATAGGAAACCTTATTTGAAAGACCAATAGAACCTTTCATATTCAATAACAAATTAGAGTCTTGAATGTTTTCTAGTTTATAATCTGTTCTATTTCCTTTAAAATCATCTAGTGTTAAAACTGTATAAGGATACATATATAACTTACTTTCTTTGTAACTTGGTAAGTTCGCATACTTATTACCTAAATCAAAAGTTTCTGTCATATAACGTTTTAAATCTTTCACATATAAACATGAAACATCTGCCCCGATTTCAGCACCTTCAAATTTTTGGTCTTTTTCAGTAAATTTAATTCGTGTAAATGATTCACCGCCACCGCTAATGGTAAAGGGACAACCAATTGAATTCGTGAGATAAATTGCTGATATATTACCAGTCGCTTTATCATCTTCATAAATCTTACTAAAAAGTTTTTCTGGTTCACTCATTGCAATTTCATCACCATCATCCTTTAACCATATTAAGCCCTCACCATCTAAAAAGATGGGAAGGACATAATAAGATAATGGTTGTGCAATACCGTTGTAAGATGCAATATGTTTATCTTTACTTGAACCATGAATTTGTTGTTTTGCTACGATTACAATGAATTTAACTCCATTATTAGGTACGTAGTGGTTCACATATACATCATCATATTCAAGACCATAATTTAAACCTTCATCAACGGTATTAATTACAGGTGACCCGTCCGCATTCCATAAAGGAGTGTGTTCACGAACAACGAAAGACGGTTTAAACGTGTAGTTCTTTAACCAAGTTTGAAGTACATCTAATTCGAAATATACAAACGTTACGTTCTGGTTTTTTCTTTCCAGTTTGGTTACAAAGGCATAAAACCATTTGCTATTATAGTGTGTGTTTTGAAACATTAAATAATTGGTTTCCAGTAGTAAGTCAATTGGTGCATTTACGGAAATATACCCTTTGCCCTCATCACGTACAAACGTTGCACTTGTCATTGTATGTACTATCTTTTGATTTATAAAATAACTGTATTGTTCATCAGTATTCGAAAACCATCTTGTATTTTTATAATCATTACTAAACGGTACACCTGTTAAAAATTTAATATTTGAACCGCTTAATGGTAAAGTTGCCATGAACTCACCTCCTAAACTAATTTATTTTATTAAGCTGTAACTGTAACAGTAGT